GTTTCGGACTCAACTTGGCAAACTAGCGCAAGCTTCTGCTGCATATTATTACCCTGTCAATTTATTAATCAATAAAAAGAACTTTGAGACACAGTTAAAAGAATTATCAAGAATTAAGCCTGTTATCAATATTGAAGATAGTCAGCTAATTGCAGCGCGAACACGCATTGCCACGCTTAATAAAAGCTTGGCAACGCTTCGCAGGGCCACTGCCACTCCCATTGAAATCAAGATTAAATACACGGAGGTTGGCAAGGCGCCTTCTGGCGCTACCGGCCAAATAGCAAAGACTGTTTCTGGCGGCATCAGAGCGGAGCAAGCAGTACAAGGACTTAGCTACAAACAAGCGCAAGCGGCTCGTCAAATGATGACAGCCGCAAATATGCCAGTTGGAGCGTTAGGCAAAAATAGATCACTAGATGCCTACATGAAGTCCCTTGTTGAAGGGATGACAAATGCTGGCGAGCAATCTATTGCTGGATTGGCACAAGGACTAAAGGACGGCAAGTCTGCTGTTGGTCAAGCGGCAAAGAACGTAGGAGAAAGCGGCTTGCGTGCGTTAAAGGATTTCTGGGGTATTGCATCACCCTCTCGCGTCTTTAAACAAATTGGCGAATTTGCAGTTGATGGCTTGGAGCTTGGTTTTCTCAATGGTTTAAAAGATTTTAAAAATAAATCAGTAGCCGAAGTTAGAGAAATTACTGCGTTACTAAAGCTTGAACTTGCAAAGGTTCAAGATGTCAGTGGCATGGGCGGCCCATCAGTGGGTAGTTTGCGTCGTCAGCTTGTTGGGCAGCGAGCCTACACTTCTCCCATTGGTCCATTGCCTCTTGGTTCTAGGCAGCCATACGCGCAAGGGACAAGGGGACAATTTGGCTATTCAGGGTATGAACCAAGAATGGTTTCCCGGCCTTATGGTCAACCTCTTCCGGCGCAATCAAATAGTTTTCTTGCCTTCTCTCGCTCGGCGGCACAAGTTCAACCTTCTGGCAACACTCCCGGCTCTTTTTTAGGCTTTTCGCAGAGAGCCACTCAAGTAAGTCAACAGGCGCAATTGAGAAGGGATGGTGGAGGAGTGGTGCCAACTGGTGGGTTTCCGGTAGACATGGACCCGCTAATCACCAAGGGGGCAAAATGGAATGCCGTCCTAGACATGGCCGCTGCTTCTACAAAGAATTTCAGGGCCAGTCAAATTCCCTTAATTGGTGGCATTAAAAGTCTTGCTGGTGAATTTGGAGAGGCCACTAAACAAGTGCTGTTGTATGGTACTGCCTATAAAGGGCTTGCGTTTATCACCAGTCTTCCTGGTCAAGTGTTAAATGCTGCTAAAAGTCAGCAACAATTTAACAATGCCCTGCAAACTGCCACGCAAGATACGGGCACATTTGCAAAAGAGCTCCTGTATGTGGATAACGTTCAACGAGCGTTTGGTCTTAATTTAGAAACCACTCGCACTGGTTTTACCAAGCTTTACGCATCAATGGCGCCCACCGGCTTTGATTCGGGCTCCATTGAAAAACTCTTTACCGGCATTAGTGCTGCCACCGCTGCATTGCAGCTTACGCCGGACAAGGCGGAACGAGTGATTTATGCCTTTGGGCAAATGGCTAGCAAGGGGCAAATCATGAGCGAAGAACTTAAAGGGCAGTTAGGCGACGTACTGCCTGGTGCCTTGGCCATCTTTGCAAAAGCCGCTGGCATGTCCGTCAAGGATTTCAGCAAGGCGATGGAAGATGGAGTGTTTGTCGGCGGCAAATTTAGAGAAGTGTTTGCGAAGGTAAGTGATGAATTGATGAATCGTTTTGGCACTGGCGCTCAAGCAGCGGGTAGGTCGTTGCAGGGTTTGTTGAATACTGTTGGCGGCGATTTCCAGCGCACATTGGAAAGCTTCGCTCCATTGGCTAATGCTGCGGCGCAAGCCATTCTGGGACCACTCGGGGGAGCGATGAGGGAGATTTCCGCTGCGGCTCAAATCGCCATGGGCGAGCAGGACAGAGTAAGAAAGCAATTAGAGGCTGCTCAATCGGATGTTTCCGCTTTGAAGACTGGTGGAGCCGATGCCAAGGAAATTAAGGCCGCCGAGCAGAATGTTGCAGCTTTGACTGCCAAGTATGAATCTTTAAACGAAGCCGCAAAAGATCCAGCTATTGCTCAACAAGTAAAGAACATTGAAGCTTTTGTAGCTGAAATACAAAAAGCAGCTACTTTTACAATGAATTTGGCTGGAATAATTCGCAATGTTTTCAACCCATTGTTTACATTTTTAGGAGGAAATCTTACTTCTGTTATTGGCAATCTTGCTCTGTTAGCTCTAGGCTTTAATGCGGCCAAATTGGCGGCGTTGTTGTTCATGGGAACGCTGAATACGATGAAAGCCGTTGAGGGCATAAGCAGGAGCGCGGCAGCAGGCGCAACTGTTTTAGCTGCCGCCTACAGGGCCCTTGGCGTTCAAGCCACGGGGGCGCAAATCGCCACGTTAGGCGCCACTGGAGCAACGACTGCTTTTGGGCTTGCTATTAAGGGACTGTTAATTGGCACTGGTATTGGGGCGGTAGTTGTCCTCTTGGGAAGTCTCGCTGCTGCATTTTTGTCAGTAGGAAATAGCGCGAAAGAGGCGGCAGACAGAGCCAAGCAAGCTATCGACTCAATGGCGGATGCCCGCAGAACCGGCAACGTGGCCATGATAGAAAGGACTCTTGCCGAGAACAAAGCGGACAGGCAAGATTTGGAAGGTTTTATTCAACAGATAGAGGGTACAACGGGCACGAAAAGGAATGCTCCTGGTGGTAAAGTGGTCGAGTTCATTACTCTAACTCCAGCGCAAAAAAGAGAGGCCGAGCGGCTTGGTGTAGAAGTAGGCGAGGAAGCAACCAAAGGCTTTTTGCTTGGGTCGTTAAATAAACTGAAGGAGCCACTCGAGAAAGTAGAAACCGAAGGGCGAGCAGACTTAGAGGTGGCAAAACGAAGGGCCGCCCAGCTTGGACTAAACAAGCCTGATCCTGCCGCTACGCAAGCAGAAAATACGCTCCAAGATACTAAAACAACTAACCTTGAAAGTTACTACAACCTTCAAGACCAGCTTGCCAAGGCTTTCACTCAAGCAGAAATTGATCGCATTGAGCAACTGCACGAGCATCGCATGAGCATGATCAATGCTGAGTTTGATCTTCAAGAAGCTCGTGCCAATAGCTTTCAAAAAGCAGCCATTCGCCTGCAGAAAGAATTGTCTCAAATCGAAATGGAAAGGCAATCGGCGCTGCTTAAAGCACGTAGCGCTGTGCTTTTGGCGCAAGGAAGCGTGGCTGGCGGCGCCGCTCTGCCTGGGACAGTAGCAACAACTGGTGGAGCTTTGTCCCAAGACGCTCTCACGCGAGGACGTTCTACTGGTCCTCATCTCCACGCACAAGCGGCTGGCATGACAGAAAAGACTTTGCGTTATTTAGTGGATAAGTATTTGGAAATCGGCGGGAAGGCGGCAAGCAGTTTTGGCACGTCTAGGGGTGCTGCTGGGCATGGCTATAACGCCATTGACTATCTCACTCCCCAAGGTACTCCCATTGCCCTGAAACCAGGCGCTTCCATTGGCCAATATGGTCAAGTGGGAGGCAGAGGAGGACTAATGGCGCAAGTGACCACTCCAGAGGGCAACTTCCAGCTTGGACACTTGGCTTCCTTGGCTCCCGAGGCAGTTGGTCCTGGCGCCCCCCGCAAAGTGCCTGGCAGTGAAAAGCGTGATGCGTTAGCGGCTCAGCAAGTAGAAATTGCACAACGCAAAGAAAACTTAATTCTCCTGCAAGCGGAAGAGATTGCTTATGGCAAAATTCAATTAGCGCTGGAAAATTATGTGGCGTCAATTTTCTCTCCAGCAGAACAAAAGCTTCAAAATTCATTACTTGCGGAAAGGAATCGTCTTGAGGCTCAAGGGCTGGAAGGTGACGACTTAGATGCAGCCATGCAAAAATATGAAATCCAAGAAAGGATCAACGCTGGCATCGCAGAGGCGACAAGAGTTATTGAAGAAAACAATCAAAAAGTTAAAGATGGAATTATTACGACAGACGAAGCAAATAAGAGAAACAAAATTCAAAATGATTTAATAGAGAAGCTTAGAAAATTACTCCCCGAAGCCAACAAGCTTATCGATGAAAATAATCTACTCAAAAAAGAAGGAATTAGCGATAAAGTTATTGCTAATTTAAAAGAAGAACTTAAACTGCTGCGTGCTATTTCCGACGAAGAAGAACGTCGTCTCAGGATTCGTCAAGAAAACAAAGGTATTTCCAAGGAAAAGGAAGACGAAATCTATCGCCTGCAAGAGGTGAAGAGAAATCTTGAGCAAACTCGTGCATTGATTGATGATTTCGTCAAGAGCACAAGCAATGACTACAAAGGCTTCTTGAAGGCCGTTATTAAAGGTGAAGATGCAACTGATGCGTTAAAGCAGTTCCAAGAAGCTCTTACTGATCGTGTATTGACAATTTTCCTGGACTTCACCATGGCCCCAGTGGAAAAATTCTTCCAGGAAAGCTTAAGAGATATGTTCCTTCCTAAAAATATTCCAGGCATAGACGAAGAACAAAAGAAAGCAGCTACGCCAGTAGAAGCCAATACAAATGCCACAATTGACAATACAAAAGCGATTAAAGAACTTACCAATGCAATAGGAGGTGGTGCTGCTCCTTCTGGACAGACAGCAACTACTGCTGTTGGAGGTCTTGCTGGTTTACTTGGCGGAGCAGGTGTAGACATGACTGGCGTTACATATGCACAAGCAATGGGGGATACAAGCGTTAATTTTGCTGGCATTTCTGAACAACTTAGCTCTCTCACTAGCGTTCAAGAAGATTATATGCAATCCATTGCTGCCACTAGAGACGTGTTTTCAAATGCTACATTTGGCATCAGTCAGCAAACTGAAATGGCTAGCAATGTTTTAGCTGCTGGCACTCAAGAAACTCAAAGACAAGGTAGTAGCTTTGGGCAAGCACTTGGAAGAGCAGTGCAAACTCTTGGCGCCGCCGCTGGCTCAGTATTGGGTATTGCTGCTGGCGTGCAACAAATTCAAAGCGGAGGCACATCTGGCGTTCTTGGTGGTATCGGCAGCATCCTCATGAGTGTTGCTGGCTTGGGCAGTGCTTTTAGTGGTTTAGGAGGATTGTTTGGTGGAGGTGGTGGAGGTGGTTCTCTCGCCACGGCCAGCAATAATCTTTCTGGCACTGGCGCCTTAAGAGTGCCTAGATTTCTTGGCGGGCGTTTTGGGGCCAATGGTGGCATTGCCACTGGCGGCTGGGAACCATTCCCCGTAACGCCATTTGCCAATGGAGGCATGGTTACCGGCCCAACGCTTGGACTGGTCGGAGAAGGGCGCTACAACGAAGCCATTGTTCCGCTTCCTGATGGTCGTTCAATTCCAGTGCAACTTCAAGACACGAGCATTCGTGATCGCATGGGCAATACTGCAAGCAATAATGCTACGACTCCTGTATTATCAATGAGTTTCCAAAGTACGACTATTAATGGCGTGGAATATGTGGATAGAGCCCAGTTGGAAGTTGCTATGGCCGAAACTCGTAGAATAGCTGTCAGGGAAGGCGCTTCTCGTGGAGCCACTATTGCTCTTGACCGTCTCGCTAACTCTCCCAATTCTCGCCGTCGTATTGGCCTTCGTTAATCATGGCTAATTTTCCATCATTAAAGCCAACAAATCGGCAATTAACAACTGGCGAATATCCCGTAAAAATTTATCGTGCATTATCTGGAAAAACAATTCGCCGCAGCTTTGGCAATCGTCCTTTTGGGTTTAATTTAGAACTTGAATTTGCTAATGTGCCGGAAAGCACTGTACAGGCAATTATTAACCACTACAATACACAGCAGGGACAAGGCATTGGTTTTGCTTTGCCCGTAGAGGTGTTTGCTGGTTTGTCTACGGCCACTATTAATTTAGTAAGAGCTCCGGCTCAAACTTTATGGTTTTATGCCGAGGCTCCAACCATTCAATCTGTTTATCGAAATATTAGCAGTGTGGGTGTTAAATTAATTGCCGACTTGGTGTAGCAATGAGCAATATTCGCATTGTACAGTATTTTGAACTTGTTGCTTTTACAAGCAGTAGCACTGCCAATCAGCTTGCTGCTTTAAGTACAAGCGATACTATTACGCTTGGCGCCGAAAGAGGCACCGTTATCCATCGCTATCAAAATTATTTTATTAATGAACAACGAACTAAAGACGGCCAAAGATATTCATTTGTTCCTTTTCGCGTAGAGGGAATAGTTTCCAGTTCAGGAGGAGACAATTCATTAATGCAAATATTGTTTCCAAATGTAGAGGTGGCCGTGCGCTTGGTCGAGCAAGGAAACGGAAATCGCTTGAGCCGGTTAAAATTAACCACTGACTGGATCAATGCTAATGATGCTGTAATTAAAACTTATTCCGAGCGTTACCTTGGCATTGGCTCTGCTTTTTCAGAAACTACCATTGAGCTTAGATTCAGGGGAGCAATGGATAGCGTGGGAGCTAATTTCCCTGCGCGTTCCTTGTCCCGCAATTTAGTTGGTATTCTTCCTCTTAGCGCTGACCTTTTTCTTCAATGACTTCTTCTCCATCGCCGTCTTTTAACGATTTAATTGGCATGAAATACGACTGGTCGTCCAGTCCTTCCGATGGAACTGGCAGAACCAATTGCTTTGCTTTATGCATGGAAGCAAGAAAGCGTTTAGGGTTAACTGATTTTCGGAAACAATTTGAAAATTTATACAAAGAACATAGTCCACAAGACATCAGTATTCGCCAAATTTTAAAATTATTGCGACAATATGGTCAATGCATTCACGAAGCCATTCCTGGAGCACTTTTTTGCTTGCCATCCCCATCAGGCGGCATTGCAATGGCCGTTATTATCGATGGCGAATCCTGTCTAATGCTAAGTCCCGGTAAGCATGTGACTCGTTTGCCATTTGCTACAGTAACCAAAGGCAAGTATTATTGGGCGGAGTGATGAAAAATAATTATCGCAAATTATTGCCCTACGAGTATCAATTAATTGAAAGTCTTGGGATCACAAAAGAGCAATATTTAGATTTTGTTTTAGAGCAAAATGAATATCGCGATATCAAAGAGGGAACAATTTTAGATGCGCGAAATTTTCCTGCCATTGTTACTACAATTTTAACTATTGTTGGCATTTTATTTCAAGTAGCGGCAGTGCTTTTGGCGCCTCGCCCGTCCCCTCCGAACCAACCAGGCCAGCGCCAACAAACTCGCGATGATGTATTTGCGCCACGCTTTGGGTTTAATACTGTTCAAGATCTCGCTAAATATGGCGATCCAGTCATTTTAATTTATACAAATACAACTACTAATTCCAATGGCGGAGTAAGAGTAGCTACTTCGCTTTTATGGTCGTCTGTAAAAAGTTTTGGCAGCAGTCAATATGTGCAAATGTTACTTGTTCTTGGGGCCGGTGGTATTGGCGCTATTGATTATCAACGCGCTGCTTTTGGCCAAACTCCTCTTCGCGATCTCATTGCTCAAAACTATTGGCTTTATTTTCGCCCTAATAGCACTGGTATTATTCGCGGTAATGACTTAAGAATTGGGGGTAATGGCGAGGCAGATCCCGCTGCCAGTGGCGTGGGTAGTCGTAATTTATATCGCATTGTTCCATCGTCTTCCACTTCTGCCGGGGATGGTTTTAGCCATGCTTTATCGCCCGCCATTGCTAATAGATTTGGGGTTTATTCGCCAGTACCAATCAATGTAGATATTATTATTCGCAATCAGGCCGGAAGGGAAGAAAGTGCCATAAATGGTATCACTGCATCATCGTTAAGCGCGTGGGGGGCTTCTGCGCCTTCCTCAACTCTTCGCCCCATTGCAGTTGGAACCACTTTGAGGATCACTCTTGCATCTACCGTCACTCAACAAAGTACTACTGTTGAAGAAGAGGCTGCTGATCAACGACGGGCATTGTCTTCTGCGTTTGACAATGCAGCAATTTTCAAACTTGGATCTGCTCAATTTAGCGTTGTCACTGTCAACAGAGGCTCTACCGATGATGGCAACATGACTGTCACGCTTCGCTGCGTAGAAGCTGGACTTGCCCCTAGCGTGCCTTACAGCGCCAATACTGCCGCTGAAAGTGCACAAGCTCTTGCAGATAGCGATCCCAATTATGTGCGCTTAAGAAGGGTGGTTGATGATTTGTTGGCAGAAGACGATAGCCCTAACGCTAGAACCCCGCAAGATTTATTGAGAAATAACCGCATTCGTGAATTGGAAGTCACTCAAGTTACTTCGGTGAGAGGAGGCCTTGCTCGCCCTTCGACGCGCCTTGTCTTCAAGCGCTTATTAACAACACAGGAACGAGCGGACCTTCAGGCCTATATTGATTATCAAAACGAAATTAACGCTGGAACAAGATCAGATGATTATTTCTTTACAAAAGCATTAGTAAAAATTGAAAAAGCAAGCTACGAAACGCTTTCTCCATGTCACATTATTGACCTAGCACTAAAGGCACGAGTTTTTCGGAGGATTAGCGGGCGACAAGAAAAATATGGCAGTAGAAACGTTACAGGCTATCCCATTAGCGACAATGGCATCAAACTGCGCACATCTTTATTTTTGATGAAATATAAGCGTTCTGGAGACAGTAATTTTTCCTATGTAAAGGGTATTTTTGCAGTGAGACGTGCCGCAGATAACGATAATTTTATTTATCTGCGATTCAATTCTGGACAAACAGGAGTGAACAATGCTGCCAATTGGCACTTTGAACTAGAACCCATTCATGACACAACGTCTGAATTCAGGAGCAGGGCTCTTAATGAAGGTTCCTTGTATCGTTTCTTTTATCTGGAAAATAGTGGCAGTAGTGCTCGCATTAGTCTTGGCGGCGGAAGAACACTGACCTTTACGGGGCGAGTGGTTAATAGCACAAATATGCTTCCCCCATTGAATAATTCTCCAATCAAAACCAACGAATGGGATTTGTTTAGCAATACTGCTGACACACAATATCAAACCTCGTTTGACAACGGTCCAGAGCTTACTTTAACGGCAGTTACAGAGCAAATTACTGAGCCATTTACAACTTTTGCTGGCTTATATAG